ACAATTCCACTTGTTCTTAAATCCAAATCAACAATATTTGTATCTTTGAATGTGTCCTTATCTGCGATTTCGTAAACGGTGTGTTTTATATTTCTACTAAAATTCCCAACAATTCTTTCCCACTTATCATAATTTTCTTTTGGTGATACCCAACTTTGTAGGTTTAGATAAACTGATTTGAAATTTTTTGAATCAACTGTTCCATAACTCACTTTTGAATCACTGAATCCTATGATTCGTGCCGTTTTCCCTTTTTTCATTAATTTTCATATTAAAATTCATTTATTTGTTGATAAAATTTAATCAATTTTAATTACCATGTCAAACTTTTCCGTATCTTTGAATTATTTAATAGGATATGTTAAAAGTTAAAATAGATAGTAAACAAAATTTGGAAAAAGCACTTAAGGTTCTTAAGGGAAAAGTAATCAAAACAAAACAAAATGAAAAGTTACGTGAAAGATTAGAATTTGAGAAAAAAAGTGTTTGGAAAAGAAACCAAAAATTGAAAGCAAAATACGTTCAATCTCAGAAGGACCAAAACGATAAGTAAATTATATATTATTGTGGAGATTATATAATCTCACATAATTGATTTTTGAAAAAGTATCAGACTGAATCTGTTCGATTGTTTCCTGTAATTTCTTACTGGTAATCTCATCTAAAGATTCTGTGATGTTACTCAATTTACCAATAGTCTTTGACTTTAATTCATCAAATTCTTTCGAGAGTTCCACATCTTCCGTCATTAATACTTTAGACAAATCTTTTTTAGAATCTTCATCTAAATTATCGATGAACCCTTTTATAGATTTGTTGGCTACATTTAACATAGTTTCAATTGGTAAATTAATATGAGATTTTACTTCATTTGATTCACTCAATAAACTGATTAAAGTTTTCTTACTTGTTACAGTTTCCATAATTTTATTTGGTGAACTGTAAACGATATTGTCAATGTCAGAGTAATTGTTTTCACAAACAACATTCTTAACCCAAGATTCTATTTTTTGTGTGTTTAATCTTGGAAGTATTTTTTCAACTTGTTTTATTGACTCGTTAACATATGCCTCAGCAATTTCTTTACTAAGACCTTTTTTCTTAGACAATTCAGTGTAAATGTAAAACATTGTACTGGCGTTTTTATTTTCCAATACCAATTTACTGAAGTTTTTTAACTCCGTTTTAGCTGTTTCATTTACATAAGAGTTAATCAATAACTCTTCTATCTTGCTCATTAATTGTCCAAATTTCATAATAGGTTTTAATTATAAATATATCAATCAATCAGTTTTCTAAGAGATTCTTCAATTACTCCCAAAGAACGACTACCTTTTTCTAAATCAATATCATCCACACCGTAGATATTATCACGTTCTAAGATGATATTCATATCTTTTTTAATTGATTCTGGTGTAACAGCACCTTCACCTCCTGCCGGTGGTGGAGTACTTTCTGCTGGTGGTGGCGGAGCCCCTCCTCCTAAATCACTCATCATATCTCCACCTTCTGCTGGTGGAGCGGTTGTTCCTGATGCAGATGCACCATTACCGTATAATCTATCAACATTGTCAAATATACCTGTTTTGGTAATAACATTACCAGTATTTTGAATTTCAAGTGATACTGCTTTTTCCAATCTTTGTTGTTGTAAATCCAATTTAATTTCTTCATCAGAGAATCCAAGAATGTGTTTCTTAGCCCATGATTGTGATGTTGGAGCAATACCTTCAATAGGTGCAACAGCATCTTTATATAACAACATTTTTTCTTTCCATACATCGATGGTAAGTAAGTCAGCTTGTTTTGATGGGTTAGTTAAACTTAATTGGAATGAACCCAATTCATCTTCAAATCCTAATAAGAATAAGTGGATGATTGCAATTTTGTTAAGTTCGGCAACCATAGACTTTTGAATTCTATTGATTGTACGAGCGAAACGAATATCCTGTAATGATAAGTTTCTACCATCACCAACAACTTCTTCAAAACCTAAGAACGCTTTTGGAATTCTTAATGCTGTTAAAAGTTTCTTTTGGATATATTCGATATCGGCAATTTCTGATAAGTTTTGAGCTCCTGGTAAGGTCTCAATTGGGTTTGGAGCTGATGGGTCACGAACAGGAATAAAGAAATCTTGGTCAACCGCCATTTGGTTGAATCTCATATCTACGTTTCCTGATTGTGGGTCAACTACTTGGTCTTTCTTGAACTGTTGTGCAAATCTTTGAACATATGGTTGAATATCAGCGTCATCCATGTTACCAACAAATACCTTAAACACACGTCTTTCAGGTGCTCTTGATGTTCTGTACACCAACATCGCATCTTCAGCCAAAACCAATTGTTTCCAAGTACGTCTTGCTTTTTCCAACATTGATGTTCCATAAGGAAGTTTTCTATCATCACCCAATAATCTGAAGTGAGCAATTTCCCAACTGTTAAATTCAAGTTGTTTGTTTTTCCAAGTAAATGTTAAACTCTTAACACCAGCATTTGATGCTGTTGGTCCACCATAACCTGATGTGGCTCTACCTTTCATACCAACCTCAATACGTTCAACTTCAATGTTTGGTAGTTGTAAACAACCAACAACACCTTTTTCAGGGTCCAACTTTAAGAAAACAAAGTTATCACCATACTTTGCAGTATTACGAGTCCACATTGGTAAGTTTGTATTGATATCCAACGCATTGTTAAACAAATCCCCCAGTACAGCTTTGATTCTTGGAGAATCACAGTAAATTTGTAACATGTAACCATCTTCATCTACAGTTGTAGATTCTTCAGCATAGGTATCAAGAGCCGCTGAAATCTCAGGAGTATACTCCATAGATTCGTAGTCATAATACGATGCCAAACGAGTTGGTTCATAATAAACTGCCTGACTATAAAGGTTATTTTCAATTTTTGCCCATTGACTGGCAATAAAGAATGTTTGTTGAGCTTGGAGTTTTTGTTTTTCGTACTCAGCCTTATCCTGAGTTCTTAAAAGTTCTTTTTTATCGAACTTATATGTGGGCATGTCTTGACCCAACAAAGAATTAGGTCCTAACTCTTGGGATAATCTTTGCCATATTGTCAAGTTTTTTTGGTCCATATTGAAAATCTAAATTATATTCTATTTTTATCAACGCTTCATTCCGCCGAATAACCATAAATACTGTTCATAATCTTTTTGTGATGGTTGATTTCGATATGCAGGGTTATCTTTGAAAGACGTATTTGGCATTGATGGATTAAAATATTGGTCTTTTGGTGGTTCGTGTGATTGAACAGTCCATGACTCCAACATTGTTTTGGCTTGTTGTGTTACCTTTGTAAGTTGTGAGAATGATGAATCTGAAACATATACAGCCATAGCCAAGGACATGATTAAATCATCATGTTGACCTTTCATGTGGTCTGGTCGTCCATTGATATATACAAACGTATTCATCTCATTCAATAATCTTGATGAATGAACTTTCAATCCATGTCTTAAACTTTCCTCAAGTGCCGCAATAATTTGAACCCTTTTGTTGTTAAAGTTAATACCAGGGATTTTATCTGCAGCCTTTGGGTCAAATTTCCATTTGTTTCCAAAATCAACTCCGTCAACATATAAATCTTTATAACCAAGTTCTTGTAGTTTTCTTGCTGTTGCAACACCCATACCACCCGTGATATCAATTACGATAAAACAGTTGTACATATTACCCCATTTGTAAGCAATCTCAGCCAATACATCAGGTGGAAGTTTACCCACATATTCGGCAACTTGTTCCTTTTCGTCAAAATCATAAATTTGGAAGGTTGAATAATCCTCAGAATCTCCACGAGAAACGTCCACACCCATAATATATCTATGACCCATTTCAGGTTCTTTCCATATCCAAAGTCCACCACCCATCATTTTATTGATAGGTTCCTTAATCATGTTGTCTGTAATGTTTTTGATTAAGTTAGCATCAAATACGTTATCACCCGAACCCAAGAAATTACATTCCAATTCCTGAGAAACTTTACGTTTGTCGTATTTAAGTTTCTTAACCATCGCCTCAAACCAAGATGAACATGGTTTATATCCCAAATCAAAATAAGCTTTTAACTCATCATAATTTCTTTCGTAGGGGTCACGACCTGAAAAATCAATAACTCT